ATGGGCAACAAGCGGGGCCGCCGCGTCATTTGGCGGCTTCTGGATCAGGCAGGAGTGTTCCGTTCGTCGTTCAACACCAACGCGATGGCAATGTCATTCGCCGAAGGTCACAGGAACTACGGGCTTCGCATTCTGGGCATGATCCACACGCAATGCCCGGAACTGTATCCAACCATGATGAAGGAGCAGACAGCAGATGAACGAACCAACGATGATGGAAGCCGCAACTCCAACTAACGGCTCCCAGGCATCTTCGGCACCTAGCGGCGCTTCTGCGACGGCAGAGGCGCTTTATGGTGATGGGCAGAAGGCAACTGCGCCGAAGGACTCTTCAGCCGCCGAGCCGGCCACGGAGAGCAAGGCTGCGGACAACGTGACGGAGACCAAGGCCGAAACGCCGAAGGCTCCTGAAAAGTACGAATTCAAGGCGTCAGAAGGCCGCGAGTTCGACTCGGAGGTGGTGAAGAACTTCTCCGAGGTTGCCCGCGAATTGAACCTGACGCAGGATGCCGCGCAGAAGATTCTTGACCGTATGGGCCCAACGCTGGCCCAGCGTCAAGAATCGCAGGTCAAGGCCATTCGTGGCGAGTGGGTTGCGTCAGCCAAGTCTGACCAGGAGTTCGGCGGCGAGAAGCTGGCCGAGAACCTGTCCACTGCCAAGAAGGCTCTTGACACGTTCGGCACGTCCGAACTTCGCACGCTGCTCAACACGTCTGGCCTGGGCGATCACCCGGAAGTAATCCGGTTCATGTACCGCGCAGGCAAGGCAATCAGTGAGGATCGGATTGTCACCGGAAGTGTCGGACAGGCCAAGAACGGCCCGAAGACGTTTGGTGACTTCGCCGATGCTCTGTACCCAAGTAACACCTAATCCCACGAAAGGGAAATCACAATGGCAACTCTCTCCACTTCTAACCTGACGCTCGCCGATTGGGCGAAGCGAACCGACCCCGAGGGCCGCGTGCCGGTCATCGCGGAGCTGCTGTCCCAGAGCAATGAGATTCTTGAGGACTGCGTTTTCAAGGAGGGCAATCTGCCCACCGGCGAGCGCGTCGTGATCCGCACTGGTCTGCCCGGCGTCTACTGGCGCGCGCTGAACCAGGGCATCCCGAACAGCAAGAGCACGACCGCTCAGGTCGATGAGGCTTGCGGCATTCTGGAAGCCCGCAGCGAGGTCGACAAGGATCTGGCGATGCTGAACGGCAACACCGCTCAGTTCCGCCTGTCCGAAGACGTCGCCTTCCTCGAGGCGATGAACCAGACGCAGGCCACCACCCTGTTCTACGGCAACCCCGCCACCGATCCGAAGCAGTTCCTCGGCCTCGCGCCGCGTTACTCGGACATCGGCGCCGGCAGCCCGAACAACTCGCAGAACATCATCACCGCCGGCGGTAGCGATGCCACCACCAACACGTCGATTTACCTCGTCGTGTGGGGTGACCAGACCGTGTACTGCCCCTTCCCCAAGGGCAGCAGCGCCGGCCTGATCCACGAAGACCTCGGCGAGCAGACCGTCTACAACAGCGATGGCACCCGTCTTCAGGCGTATGCCACCCGCTACCAGTGGAAGAACGGTCTGGTGGTCAAGGACTGGCGCTACGTGGTCCGCATCTGCAACATCAACACTGCTGACCTGATGGCGCAGACCGTCACGCAGGCTTCCACGGCTTCGACCGCGATCATCAAGCTGATGAGCCGCGCCCTGTACCGCATCCCCAACATGGGCATGGGTCGGGCCGCGTTCTACATGAACCGCACCGTCCACAGCGGCCTTGCGATTGCTGCGCTCGATAAGAGCCAGGCAGTTCTGAAGGTCAACGACGGTCTTTCGCAGTTCGGCACGCCGTACAGCTGGCTGACTTTCCAGGGCGTTCCGTGCCGCCGCGTGGATGCCATCGTCAACACCGAAGCCGTCGTGTCCTGATAGGACCGACAGAAAGGAACTAACACAATGATTCTTGACAACAATCTCGTCGTCTCTGGAACCGTCCCGGCCTCGGGAGTTATCACCGGCCAGGCAGCACTCCCTGTTTCCGGCACTCCGGTGCTCTCAACGGACACCATCGATTTGGCGGTCGCTCGTGACATTGGCGAAGGCTCTGATCTGTTCATGAACTTCGTCACTGTCGCGGCCTACAACAACCTCACGTCCCTGACGTTTGAGATCATCGGCGCGACCAACGCCGCTCTCTCAACTGACGTGAAGGTGATCGGTTCGTCTGGCCCTGTCTTGCAGGCAAGCCTGACGGCGAACGCGCAGTTCTCTGTTCGTTTCAATCCGCAGCTCCTGTCTACCGGACAGCGGTACATTGGCGCTCGGTACACCACGGTCGGAACCACCCCGACCACCGGCAGCGTGTGCGCTTACGTCGTCATGGACATCCAGGACGGTCGCAAGTTCTACGCCAGCGGCTTCTCGGTGACCTGACATGAAAGTCCGCGCACTCGTGACGTGTTTCATCGACAACGGCCTCCGCAAGGAGGGCGAAGTCTTCGAGTACAACGGTCCTGCCAACGGAAACGTCGAACCCATCGACGCGCCCAGCCAGTCGGAGCAGCCTGAAGTCGTGCCTGTGGTGCGACCCAAGCGAGGCCGGCCAGCCAAGACCACCGTCACGGCGGACTGATACGACGCATGTGACTCTGG